TATTGATCCAGCGCTGTCTGGGTCATAACAACCCCCAGCTCCTTCAAGGTTTCCGTTTCCCCAGTAAATACGCTTTTTAATTTGGTATAAGCCTCTTCCTGAGATAAATTATAAAAAGATGCCACATCCCCAGTCAGTCCCGTCAGGGCTGTTGCCATATCATAGGCCGCCTTTTCTGAGTAGCCGAATGACTTTGCCATACTTCCAAATGTACCAACATATTGCTTTGCCATTGTCTCAGACAAACCAAATGAATCTGCTGCGCTTCTGGCGAATTCCTCGACCTGTGCACTCATTTCCGGAAATGTTACATCTACAACATTCTGTACCTCCTGCAAGTCCGATCCAAGCTCCAGGCATTCTTTCCCAAACTGCACGATCTGTTTTACTGCAAATACCGCCGCTATCGCAGAACCTACCTTCTTTGCAGCTCCTCCCAGCCTGGATATAGAATCCTGTACATCGCCGATTTTTCTTGTCATTGAGGTTTTAAGCTCGTTTACCCCAGCTTCCACACCATCTGTCTCGATATTGGTGTTGATAATAATACTTCCATCAGCCTTACTCATTCTGTCATTTTCCTATCTAATAAAAAAAAGAGCCGCCAACCTGCATCCAGCAGGCTAACAGCTCCTCTCAGCTCTTAATAGGTACCTTTTTACCCATTGTCCTGATATGTAATTTTTCTGTTTACTTCAAGAACGATTATTCCGTCCTTTCTCTGTTTGACTTCTGCGGTATTCCCGCGTTCTAATATTTCCCGAATCGCCTTAAGCATACGTTCATTATCCATACTCTCATTTACTCCACCGGAAACGGATATTTTTTCCCATTCATCTCTGCTTTTTTATAAGCTCCGCTATATTTTGCTGCTCTATCCTCCATACTTTTTGCAGCTTCCTCCAAACGTTCTTTCACGGCCTCCAGCGCCGATTCTAAAAACACCTCAAATAAAAAGCGGTTATCCCTGCCGGACAAAGACAGCGGGGACTGCCTTCCAAAAGCTGCACTTGTCACATCCGCATTAAAAATATAATTCAGCTTCTGATTGATGGATTCATTAAACTCCTGCAGCCTCCTTGCATTCTCTGAAAGTTTTGAATGCTGCATTTCCGCAAGACTCCCGTCCGCTCTGACCTCAATATCCGATATACTGGAGCTCTCTTCCTTCAATTCCTTCATGCTTTTTTCAAAACGTGCCAAGATGTTCACATCCTTGGGATTAATGCGAATAACCCGCTGTGGATCGCCATTGATTGTAAATTCTTCAAACCCATCATCAAAACGAATATCAGCCATTTCCGCATCCCTCCCTCTCGTTTTCCTGTTCCCTGCAAGCCATGCTTTCACACATAGAAGCCAATCCCAAACGCATAATTTCTACCTGATGCTCTGCCTTCTCTAAAGCATTCTCTGATAACTTTGCGCACCCACATACACAGTCCTTAATTATTGATATCTCTCTGCTCATTTTTCATTTCTCCAATCTTCTCATAAATTGCCGCCAATTCACACACAATTACAAACAGCAAAATTCCTATTATTATCACTGTCGCCCCCCTAATCTACATTCGGGCGTATTGGAAGCGCCTGAACACTTGTTACAACCTTCTCCGCCGCCTCATTAAACGCCTGCTCATAAGTCGGG